TGAGGGCCTTCAGCCCTCCAGCCGTATTTTGATAATAGCTTAGTTTATATAAGACTAATATATAGAACAGATTAATTCGAACTATATATATGCAATTAAATTTTGCTATTATCAAATGTGGAAGTATTTCATCTTTATATAAGTCTAACGTATTTTCAACAGATAAATTCGAGAATTTACGTATGCATTTGCTTTCACATTTGTTTTTGATTTCAAAGTCATTAAACAATTATGTTTGTTTCATTATCATTTTATTAATGTTAATTTATATACTTATACATCTTTCGTTTAATTTCTTCGATTTAGCTAGCTGACATTCATTATGAAACGCACATAAGATATATTACGCCGGATACAGGTAATATATAGAGAATCGTGTGCTGCCTGAGTAAATATGTGTACTTAAGAATATCTTGCGCCTCCATCGTTAGCGTGACTAACGTATATATTTGGATTGTATAAAGAGCATTAGATTTCTTTATGTTTTATGGGCCTCTTTTCACCTTTTGGTCATTAGAGTCTACAGCATATTTATGTAGGTATGGCGTTGTTGGCTTCCCAGCTTGACAAGAAATTATCCACATAAAGACATATAAGTATTTGTTTTCATTTCCCATATTAATTTAAGTTTATGGGTTTTAGCTCTCCTAGTTTTCCCTAATATAACTAGGAGATCCGCAAAATGCCAAATTTTGTAAAATCTACTGTTTCTCCTTCCCTTTCTACCCTTGTTTCGAAGATGTCTGAATTGATTGTTCCAGAAGGTTGGATTGTAGTTGGAAAGAAGTCGGAATCTATTCCACTTCTTGCTATGGATCTTTACAAGCTTTTGGATGCTGATGAAAGAAAACTTTATTGTGATGCGTTGGTTCGAGAAGTTTTTCTTCCTGCTCCGACTCCTGACTTTAATAAAGTTAACAGAGTTGAATTTGCAGAGGAAGTCTTTGAGGATGTACCGTTGGACTATGTGAAATCTCATGAGACAAGTAAGCGATTGATTAAGAAGAAATCTGTCATTCCTGAGTCTGGTCCTTTCAAGCAGTTGGGACATACCAATACATGGTATCTTGATTATGCTGCATGGGAATTCCGACCCAGGACTATGATTCTGCGATTGCGTAATGCAATTTCTAATAAGAGACAGAAAGCTGATGTTTATGCTTTTGTACGACGTAAACCTGCTTGCATGGTGAAGGAGCCAGTTGCTTTCCCTGAGATGGAAAGCAACCCTGGTCCTCCTGAAGATACTGTTGTTACTTCTAATGTTGTATTAGGAGAAACGCAAGTGGAATCTTCAGATGTGGCAGATTTACCGAAAAGTGCAACGTGGCATGAATTGTCAACGACGGAAGAAAATCCTTCTTATTCGAATTTAACTGATAGATTTACGTTTTGGAAATCTTTCGAGTGGTCTACGGATAAGACAGATATTTTGATTTCCAATCAACTGCCGCATGATTTTGTTAATTCATATGATAGATGCAAAATGCCAATGTTTATTCCTTTCCAGATACACCAGTATATGAGAGGGGATATGGAAATAAAATTGCATATCAATAGTAATAAATTTCAGGCCGGTCAACTGATTGCAGCTTGGTTTTATGGTACTGTCTACGAACACAATGATAGGTCACATATAGCTGATTTAGTTCAGCTACCGCATGTGATCATTTCTGCTGGTGCTTCAAATGAGGCGACTTTAACGATACCTTATCGTTATCATGTTGCTTATATGAATACCAAAGTTCGTGATGGTTTCTTAAATCCTTTGAGTATGGGATCATTGATTGTTCGACCACTAGTTCCGCTTTCAACCAGTGCTACAGGGTCTAAATCATGTAATATCTCGATATTTATAAGATTTACATCTGTAGCTTTTACTGGTATGATCGATGGATCTTTGGCCAATCCTGAAATGGATTTGGTAGGTAATTTGGTTCAGAATGCTGCAAAATTGTTAAATGCTCCAAATTGTGATAATCCTCCGTTGAACACTCCGCCGAGATATCTTGTGCCAACAGCTGCACATTCTTGGTCTATGGGAAATGGTTTAGTAGAACCATTACATAGATTAAGTTTGCAACGCTCGATTGGATTTAAGCATGTAGATGATACTGAAGCTGAAGATATGACGCATGGAAGAATTGTTAATAAGTTTGGCTTATTGAAAACTATAACATGGAATTCAGCTGATGTTTCGATGAATAAGACAGGACACATTTTGTGGGCTTGTAATGTTCATCCTCAAATAGATAAACATGAGCTGTATACATATATTGGTGATCGAGCACAATTAATAGCTTACTATGTTCCTCCATGTGGAGTTATATCTTCTATGTATGAATATTGGCGTGGTACGTTGGAATTTAAATTTGATTTTGTTGCTACGTCTTTCCATACAGGCAGAGTCTTGGTGGCTTATATTCCTGGAATTAAAGCCAACAGAACTGTCACATTAGAGCAGGCGAGAAATAGTGCGCATGTAGTATTTTCTTTGCAAGATTCTTCAACTTTTACGTTTACCGTTCCCTATATAAGTGATAGGCCATGGTGGAAGAGAAAATATGGAGGACCTCAAAGAAGATCTGAATTTGATTCACCTAGCGCATTGTTTATGTTTGTTTTAAATCCCCTTATTCCGATGGAGAGTGTTTCTAAAAGTATATCAATTGTCCCTTATGTCCGTGCAGGATTAGACTTTGAATTGGCTGTTCCAGTCCAACCTTCAGTGGGTTTGGGTTGGAATACGGCCAATTCTTCGCCTGGTACACAGAAAATTCAATTCAAATCAGGATATTATCCTGTTTATGTTGGACAATGGCATAATTTTGGAAACTCTGAGAGAGCTATATTTAGATATGGCAATGTAAGTGATCATATTGCACAGTTGGATAAATATATAATACCTTCTGATCGTAGTAAGATATATGTATTTACACCGAATGTCAAAATGATGGCTGAATTCAAAAATCCTGATGGTAATGGACCTTACTCTATTCAAGAAATTACATATGGAGTTCCATATCAAGAAGATGATTATGTTTATATGGTTCCATTTCCGTCGTTAGTTTTTGCATTGGATTTTGCTCGAAAGTATGCTGTTTCTGGTGCTAGTGGAATAAGTGTCTTGGCTCCTTTTTCGAAGACTGATAGTAGTTTTACTGCTGGTAATGTAGTATGGACGCCTAGCGAATATGACTTGCACTCTAGGGATTCTGGAGTACAGTCTGGATTCGAAGTAATTGCTTATCCTGAGATGGAGAGAGAATTGAATCCTAGCGTCATGCAACCGACGTCTAGCCTGAAAACAACTGGTGGTGGAGATTTAACTTTTGGAGAGAATTTTTCCGATCTGAAAGATTTATGCAGACGTTATCAACTTTATTGGGATGGTAAGGTCACTCCGCCTACGGACGTTAAAAGAGATTATGCTCTTTTGCAATGTCCTATTAGACCTCAGGGTTTAGATTTATCAGTGGCAGACAGACCGATGTGGAATATAGCCAGAGATGGCCATATTCCTTTGATCGCATCTGGATTTAGATACTATCGAGGTGGCATTCGTGTTAGAATTATAATAACGAATTTTGACGGTATTGTTTGGATACAATATAGATCTGATAGACCTTTAGATCATGAGTCAAAAGTCGTAACTGGTTCTAACATTAAGGCTGCGGATAGATATCGGAATCATTCTTATCCTTACTACATTCAAGACCTGAGAATAAATAGGATTATCGAAATTGAATTACCATATTATCAACCCGGTATATTTGGTGTTTTAGGACAAACCTCATATACCTTATATGATAAAGATCTGAACAATTTTACTAGCCTTGGAGACTTAGTTATAGGTATTGAAGGCAGTTCTATTCCAAAAGATATCGAAATTGCTCTTTACTATTCAGTAGCCGATGATTTTAGTATGAATACTTATATAGGTTTTCCCCCTATGGTGTTTTGTGATGAGACTGCTCAGCCGGAAATGGAATTTGCATCCGGTATGATCGCTTCTCTTGCTGGTACTATAGCTGGAAAGGTTGTTACCACTCCTATTAAGCAAAAATCAAAAGAAATGAAGGAAGCTTTAATATCGGAAATTGTAATGGAAGCGCAAAAGAAGATTGAACCTATGTTGACAGACATGAAAAAGTCTGTGGAAGGAGGTAAAGATCAAATTGTCGGCGCTTTTCACGATTCCGTAGTAAAGCAAGCTCTAGCGAACGCAGTGGGTCAACTTTTACAGGTAGTAGTAAATCCTACTCCTGCATCGTTGGCTATAGCTGTTTGTAGTTTAATTGGTTCGTTAGTTGTAGTATCATTGGAATTGATTATGTCATTACAAAAGTTATTTGTTGAATTTTTAAGCTCCATTTGGACTAAATATTTTGTACAATCGAACGATCTCCCAGAAGATGTACGAGAAGCAAGTCCAGAAGGTGGAGATGAAGAAGCAACAGATAACAAATATAATGTGTCTTTGTTTACTATGATTTTCGGTCTGGTAGCTACAACTTTGGGTTTATCGTGTAGACAACCTAAAGATTATGTATCTTTTACAAAAGGAATGAAGGAAGATCTTGGTTTAGCTAATAATGCATCTTTATTTTTTAAAAATTCTATCGATGCTATAATCTACTGCTATGAATATTGTGCAGGTGAAACGAGTGATATTGCTAGAGCCAGGAAGGTCGTCTCACAGAATTACCCAAGTTTAAAATCTTGGGTTGATGATGTAGTCGACCTTTTAGATCCTAGAAGACGCCGTTTAATCTTCAAAAGTTCAAAAGAAGCCAATAGAGTGTTTGATTCATGTCAATATGGTGCTTTAATTATTAAAGCAAATATTGATAAATCTTGTCCTGGAGGTAAGGTTATCTTTGATTTATATACTAAAATATGTAAATTGCGAGATGATCTTGTTCAAGGAGGAAATCACCCTAATGTGAGATTTGAACCTTTTCCAATATACGTAGTAGGTGAAGCCGGTAGGGGAAAAAGTTACCTTACTACTGCGATTTGTAAAGAGATGCTACAACATATTGGTTATCGTAGTAGTGAAGAAATGATTTATTGGTTACAACTTGGTCAAAAATACTGGAATGGTATTGGAAATCCTGCTGTAGTAGCACGTGATGAAGCGTATGCTGTAGACGGAACATTTACAGAAGAAGAAATTCAAGTTCACATGGCTATGTGTTCTGTAAGTGTTTTTAATCCTCCGATGGCTGCTATAGAAGATAAGAATAAGAGAATAAATCCTCTTATTTATTATATGAATTCCAATGTCTCTTTTCCGAGTTTTGTTTCTGCTAGGTGTCCTCAAGCTATATACAGGCGTAGAAAATTGCTGATTGAAGTTAACTATACTCGAGCTATTAAAGAGAAGTATCCAAATATTATGGACGCTTCTCAGATTAGTGAAGAAGATAGGGTTAATAATCAACATTTGTGCTTCAGGATAGCAAGGAATCCTAGCGATCCATCTACAGAATATACGGAAAATCTTAGTTATCAACAGTGTTTAGAAATTATTAAAGCAAAATTTAAAGATCATTATGAAAAAGAGCAAGTTAAGTTTAGGCAGCGAATGCATGATAATTATTGCTTAGATCCTGAATATGATGAAAGTGATAATTTAGATTTTATTACAGAAATTAGCAGATCGAATGAAACCCTAAAAGAAAGATTGGAAAGAGAACGAGAAAGTCTTCAAGATAGAATTGATGAGTACTCTTTAGAAAATGAAGATCCGTTCTTTCAAAGAATGTGGCAAAAAGCGAAAGAAAGATTTCGAACTGTTTTCCCAGAAGTAGAAACTGCTGTTAATAATACTTCATTTGAAGAACAATTAAATAGAGCACAACGGGGTTTTATGACGGAAGATCGAAGAGAGCAAGTTGCAATGTTGATAGATCGTCTGAAATTGGATAGGGGTGCCGTACAAAAGATAATGTCTGGAGTTGATATTACTTCACTTAGTGAAGAGGATATTGCAGGATTCTCTATGATGGAAGATTTTCTTCCAGTAGTGGAAAATCCTGATCGACATTATCAATATTGGGTCGGTACTCATCATTGTGCTTTCTTCAAAGTTCTAGGTAGTCAAACGTGGGGAGCCTCAGAAATTGCTCACAAAGATGCTTCTATCTTTGGAAAATGGAGTAAACGATTACAGCCTCACTGGAAAGAAAGAACAGGTATTCCGGCGCTTAAAGCATATGTTTTCTGGCTTGTACGTCAGGCTCAATGGTTGGATATCTTGTCAAAATATAATTTGGATGAGCATATCGAAAAACTAAGAGAGATGTACAAACAGGAGATATATGATTTAGAGTTAGATGATGTAAAGTATGAAGATCTTGTTAACGAACCATGTGGTACGTTTCTAGGATCAAACGCTATGGAAACGTACATGAAACCTGCTAATAGATTAGCTATTTTGCTAACATATCTTAAGAAGTCTGGAATGAGCAGAACGGTTTGTGAACATTGCAAAGTATGGGGTGAGAATATCCATGATACTTCACGAGTGAAATATAATGCTAGACTAGATAAGTTGTTGTTTGAAGATACTTTAGGATATGAATTTAGTATCCCATGTAAGTGTACTTGTAATAACAACTTTTCTCGTTTATCATCTAATAAATTATTTATACGAGCTATGAAAATTATCTGGAATCATGATCATGGCACTGTAGAAGATAATGATACAAATCCTTTCAGATTCACTGAATATGAGAGCATTCGCGATGATGCTCGAAGTTTTCTAACTCGAACAGTTGAATGGATTAAAGATTGGTGGACGTTTACTGGAAAACCTCAAATTAATTATGTTTTACGCTTTCTGAGAGATCATGCTCTAGCTATAATAACAGCTTTAATTGGATGTTGGGCCTTATATTCGTCATATACGGCTAAAACACCAGCTAAAAAAGTTGCTTCAGGACTTTTCGGTGCGTATTATGCACGAGCAGCAACTAGTATGGCTTTCATGGAAGCAGGAGCTAATTATTATCGAGATGCAGGAGTTCCTCGAAGAGGTTTTACTGCGACAAGACCAGCTGCAAGAGAATATGGTGAGATTGATGTAAATGTTGAAAAGAAAATCATGAATAACGTCTGTTTCATTAAATGTTCTTGGCTAGATGAAGTCACTGGAAATAGAAGAGAAATAAAAGGAAGATGTTTGGGCATTCGCAATAGACAAGTTTTAGTTATTAAGCACTACTTCGAGGAATTTGCTAAATATAAAGATATAGGCGATTTCCAATTATTCTTGTATAAGAATGGCAAGGAGTGTGCTGTAGAACTAAAGTGGGTTGATTTTGCACATATTAAATACTTAAGAATAGCCGAGGTTGATAATACATCTAACTTCGGAATACTTGAGTTACCTAAATATGTTCCAATGTTTACGAATATTATTAATTATTTCCCTTCTATAGGCATGCATAAGAACGTTAGATCGGAAGCAGATTTTATAAGTGTGAATGGACCAAGTAAAAGAGGAATTCGCATAGAAAAGAGTGACTATTTGTTGATAGCAGGCGATGACGATATTACAGCTATTCAGATGGATGCTGTGTATAAATATGGTCATCATGGTCCTAGTCTATGCGGATCTATACTTTTATCACCTGGTGTATGTAATGGTAATATAGGTATTATTGGTATGCATGTAGCTGGAAGAAGTGGTGTTGGATTTGCTGAGCCAATTTGTAGAGAATGGTTTGACTCATGTCCACCGAAAGAGAAAGTGGAATATGTTCTTCCTGAATTTAATGATATGCGAAATGCTAATGTAGAATTAGACGGAAATATGATTTTTTATGGTTGTGTGAGTGACGCATTTGCACATAAGGAATCAGGAAAAACACAAATTATACCTTCTTTGCTTCATGATCAAATATATGATGTTAAGACTGAGCCTAATCCTTTAAGACCTAATGATCCTCGTCAGCCTCCCGGAAGTCATCCATTGAGAGATGGATGTAATAAACATGGAGTTGGATATCCTGGGAAATTTGATGAAGAGATTTTGGATTTAGTCAATGTTGATTCACGTGAAATTTTAATTAATGAATGTAAACCTATATTGACTGATCTTAAACCCTTTTCTTATCAAGATGCCATTTGTGGTAATCCTCAAATTCCTATGTGTGAGGCCCTAAATTGGAATTCTAGTGAAGGTTTCCCTTTATCGAATTACAGGCCAGCTGGTACTTCAGGGAAGAAATGGCTATTTGATTTAGAAGAGAGTGAGAAAGGATTAAAATTAAAAGGATTGCATCCTAGATTGGAGAGTCTTTTATCAATGCGAGAATGTGCTAGAGAGCGTGATGTAGTTTTACCCTCGATTTATGTAGATTGCTTAAAAGATTATCGTTTAACTCCTGAGAAATGCAAGATACCCGGAAAAACAAGAATTTTCAGTATTGCTCCTGTTCAGACTACAATTGATACAAGACGATATATGGGAAATTTTTTGTGTAGTTATAAATTTAATACGATAAAGGCTGAACATGGTATTGGTATAAATTGCGATTCTATGCAATGGACAGAATTGGTCCATTATTTAACAGCTAAAGGATCGCATATTATAACAGGAGATTATTCGAATTTCGGTCCTTCTCTTTCTTCTCAACTGGTGTCAGCTGTGATAGAGGATATTTTGTATTGGCATAAATTCTATGGGGCTTCGGAAAAACATTTAAAACATTTAAATCGAATTCTTTCTGATGAGATAATTACTCCTATCCATTTATGTTCGAATGTTGTTTATCAGCCTCTGAATGGTATTGGTAGTGGTTCTCCGATCACTGCCGAGCTTAATTCAGAGGTTAATAAGAAATATGTTAAGTATGCATGGATAGAAATAATGCGGAAAGAAAAGATAGAACTTGCTAATATGGAATCTTTTCATCAGCATTGTCGATTGGTTACTTATGGAGACGATTTCATTTGTAGTGTTAGCGATGAATTAAAAGAAATTTTTAATTGTGTTACTATAGGTGAATGTCTCAAGAAATATGGTGTTACATTAACAAGTGCTGATAAGGGGACGCATGTTAGGAAGTTCGATCATCTTACAAATTCGACCTTTCTTAAGCGTAGTTTTAAGAAACATCCGAACAGAATAGGTGTGTGGTTAGCTCCTATTGAAAAGCAGAGTATAACTGAGTGTCTAAACTGGTGTCATAAAAGTAATGACATCCGTTTTGCCACTGAAGAAGTTATTCGTGCTTCTCTAGACTTAGCTTTTGGTCACGGGCCAGAATTTTATGCTGAGCATGCAGAAAGAATTAACCAGGCTTTAAGAATTCATGACCTTAGAGTTTCATTAAAATCATGGATCACTAGAGATAAGGATATCTTTGGTGATTAAATTTAGTATACCTAGTATGTTGTTGTAATAATTTTAATTAATTATATTTTGGTATGCGTTAAGAAATCACAACAACTCTCACCTTATTGAATATTAACCAGGAGGTTGTAAAACAAGAGATTCTTGAGGAATCATTGCGGGTCGAATAAGTGTTTTAGAGTTGTATCAATGCTTGTGTATTGATGTTTTCTTTTCGTTAACGGCAAAA